ATTCTTACCTCCCGTTGAATTCAACGCTCAAATATCAATTGCCGCCCCTGAAAATAAAATGGTGGGAACGACAAGGATGGATCAGGTTGAGCCTGGTAACATAACAATTTCAGTTTATTTAAAAACTTTAAACGACTTAGGTATTGATGTTGATTTTGGTGACTATGTGGGATATTATGATAGTGAAAACTTTGTTAGATATTATACGGTCGTTAATGATGGTCGTGTAATTTCAGACACAAAACATACTTATAAAGGATTTAAACCTTTTTATAGAACAATAATCGTGGCTCCTGTTGGACCAAATGAATTTAGAGGATTATAATGGCATTACCAAAGAAAGGACCTGTTAAACCTACATTACCTTTGAACCACCCTAAAACTCTTTTACCGAGAAGGGAACAGATAAAGGACATGATTACTAAGGATGGAACATATCTTCCTAAGTCATTACTCCATGCAGATTTAGATCGTGGGTTTTTAGATTTTGTAAAAGAAAAATTTAAAATTGTTTCAGAAGGAAAAAATATTCCTGTTGTGGATATTTTAATCACAACACAAAACTGGTCTCAATTTGTGGAAACTTGGGATTTTCAAAACATAGATAAAAATCTTGAACCACCATTTCTAACGGTAATCAGAAATCCTGAGGTTAAATACGGAAATAATCCTGCGGTTATGTATAATATCCCAAATAGAAGGATGTATTATTATATGGAGGTTCCGACATGGGATGGTAACAGAATGGGCGCAGATATTTACAAAATACCTCAACCAGTTCCTATTGATATAAAATACACCGTTGCAATTGTTTGTAATAGAATGCGTGAAGTTAACACCCTAAATCAAAGGGTTATGGAAACTTTTGCTTCAAGACAAGCTTATCAAACTATTAACGGACATTATATTCCAATTATTAACGATGGATTCGCAGATGAATCTGTTATGGAATTAGAAAAACGAAAATATTATATACAGAAGTATGATTTCACTATGATGGGATTCTTAATTGATGAAAATGAGTTTGAGGTTACACCTGCAATTTCAAGAACATTCCAAATAATAGAGGTTGATCAAAGAAATATTAAAAGAAAACAAAAGAAACAACAACCTGTTGAGTTAGAAACAATTACTTTAAGTTACCCAAATAGCGGAACTTCTGCGGAGTATTACTTTGAATATACTTGTAATTTATTCTTTGAGAACTCAACTAACATTAAAGAATACTCTGTTTACATTAATGACCAATATTATGGTGATAACGTGGATACAATACAAATTAACACGAATGACATGTTAAAAATTGATATTACCACAAATTTATCTCTTGAGGTTCCGTCAATCTCTTTTTCACAAAAGTTACTTTAACGTTCCCCGTAAATGTCTTTCTTTTCTTGACATTTTTCCATAATTAAAGACTCCAAAAATCTATACATTTTAATTCCTCTTTTATCGCAATACTTTTTAAGGACTTCGTGAACTTCGGAGTCAATCTTAAGGTTTTTTATCTTCTTATTATCTTTAGTCATAGGGGCAGAAAAAAGGCAGAATAAAATCTTACCAAAATATAAATACTTTTAGTAATGTAAAGTTTTTAGTGTTTTGCCAAGTATTTATAGAAAAAAATAAATAACTAAAAATAAATACTTAATATGGCAACTAATAGTAAAGTTTTTGTTTCGCCTGGTGTTTATACCTCAGAAGTTGATTTAAGTTTCGTAGCACAGAGTGTCGGAGTTACAACCTTAGGTATTGCGGGGGAAACATTAATAGGTCCAGCTTTCGAACCGATTTTCATCACTAGTTTTGATGAATTCCAAACTGTTTTTGGGGGAACATCACCTGAAAAATTCATAAACACACAAATTCCTAAGTATGAGGCGTCATACATAGCAAAAGCATATTTACAACAATCTAATCAATTGTTTGTTACAAGAATTTTAGGATTGTCGGGTTATGACGCAGGACCATCTTGGTCTGTTGCAACTGTTGCAAACGTTAACCCATCAACTGTTGGTATTTGGTGTTTGAGTTCAGTAACTGATGTTTATACTTGTGAAACGGTATGTGCTCTTCCTTATCAAGAAACTTATGTAATCGCATTTAGTGGTTGTAATAATGATATATCAACAATTTCATATCTATCACAATTCCCTGAAGAAATTCAAAGTATTCTTTACGATCAATACGAACAATTTAACGGAAGCACCTCAACATTAGACACAGATATTAGAAGTTTGATTTTTGATGTTATATCAAGTTCAAACCCATTCACAGCGGAAGATAGATATATATCATATTTTGGTTCTATAGATACTGATGATTATAACACTTTAACAAATGCGGGGTGGTCAGCATCTACTAACGTATTTGGTGTTCCTTCAGTTTCACTTGATGATACTGATTTAGAATCAGCGTTAAATGACCCTTGGTATTATGCATTATTTAACACTACTGGTGATACAAATTATAGTGGATACTCATTCTTTACTTACGTTACAGACTTAAGTATGAACCCAGTTACGACTACAACAACGTTAACACCGTCACCAACACCAACACCAAATCCTTGTACGACACCAACCCCTACATCAACAACTACGACAACAACAACTTTACCGTTAAATTGTTATCAAGGAACGTTAATGTTAAAAATGTATTTCTATACAGGAACATCGTTTACTAATTATGATAATGTTGTTGTTGGAACTTTAAGATCAAGAGGTGTTGCGACATACGCAACTGGAAACAACCCAGCATATTCTGTTACAGGGACATCAAATGTTTCTTTAAACATGACAGGTCAATATTCTTCAGCACTTAAAAATCCTTACAGCACTTTTGGTGTAAACGTTACAGATAAGTTTGGTTATAAATATTTCTTTGAAACTTCATTTAGTCAAAACGACCCTGAGTATTGGAGTAAAGTATTTGGAGTAACTAACTTCCAAAAACCAAGAATTGAAGTTCCTGTGTTTGCAGAAGAAAATTTCCAATCTTGGTTAAACTTTGCTTGGAGAAAAGGATATATTAGAGGTCTTAACCCTAACCCAATTGCTCTTGATTCTGCACAAAGTGGAGATCCAAATTCAATAGGTTGGTATTTGGATAAATGGCAAACACCATATTCTCCATTTGTGGTATCTGAACTTAGAGGTAATAAAGTTTATGACTTATTTAGATTCTACACAATTTCTGATGGGGATGCGGCTAACACTTTAATTAAAATCTCAATAATTAATCAAACATACAATAATTTAACATTTGATGTATTGATTCGTGATTATTTTGATACTGACGCTAATCCTGTTGTAATTGAGAAGTTTACAAACTGTACCATGGATCCAGGACAAAATAACTATATCGCAAACAAAATTGGAACTTTAGATGGTGAATACCTTTTAAATTCTAAATATGTAATGGTTGAAATGTCAGAAGATGCTCCTATAGATGCACTTCCTTGTGGATTTAACGGATTCAATTTTAGAAATTACGCAGGTGCTAATTCACCATTCCCTATCATTAAAGGTAAATATGACTTCCCTGGTGAGGTAATATATAACCCACCATTCGGTTTATCTTCAGGTAAAGACGATGCGTTGGTAAGCCCGGGTGATAATGTGAGAAGAACTTACTTAGGTATGTCTAATTCTTATGGATGGGATCCAGCGTTCTTCGAATATGTAGGTAAGAGAAACCCTATTAATTCTTGTGATATTGATGGTCTTCCATTTAACTTTAGATCCGCAGGTTTCCACATGGATGTAAATGCAAGTGGATTAACAATCGGACCTGAGTTCTCAACAAGTGGTGACCCAAGATTTATATGTGGTAACTCTCCGTTCATTACTGAACCTGAAATACCAACAAGCGTATACTACAGATTATTCGCACGTAAATTTACATTCTTAGTACAAGGTGGATTTGATGGATGGGATATCTATAGAGAGTGGAGAACAAACGAAGATAGATTCCAAATCGGTAGATCGGGATATCTTAACGGAGCATGTCCTTCATCACGTTACCCTACAGCTAAAGGATGGGGAGCATTTAAAGAGATTTCTCTTGGAGATGGAACTCAAAACTTTGCAAATACTGACTACTACGCATACTTGTTAGGACAACAAACATTTGCAAACCCTGAGGCAACTAACATCAATGTATTTGTAACCCCTGGTATTGATTATGTTAATAACAGTAACTTAGTTGAAGATGCGGTTCAGATGATTGAGTTTAATAGAGCTGACTCACTTTATATTTGTACAACCCCTGATATTGATTTATATGTTCCAACAACAACAGGAGCAGACTTCTTCATATATCCAACTGAAGCGGTTGATAACTTACAAAATACAGGAATTGACTCTAACTATACGGCAACTTACTATCCGTGGGTATTAACAAGAGATAGTGTAAACAACACTCAAATCTATATACCACCAACGGCTGAGGTAACAAGAAACTTGGCGTTAACAGATAACATCGCATTCCCTTGGTTCGCTGCGGCGGGTTACACTCGTGGTATTGTTAACTGTATTAAGGCTCGTAAGAAGTTGACTCAAGAAGATAGAGATATTCTTTATATCGGTAGAATTAACCCAATTGCAACCTTCTCAGATGTAGGAACCGTAATTTGGGGTAACAAAACTCTACAAGTTAGAGAATCTGCTCTTGACAGAATCAACGTAAGAAGATTGTTATTACAAGCTCGTAAATTGATTTCTGCGGTATCTGTAAGATTGTTGTTTGAACAAAATGACGCTCAGGTAAGACAAGACTTCTTAAATGCGGTTAACCCTATCTTAGATGCTATTAGAAGAGACCGTGGTTTATATGACTTCCGAGTAACAGTTTCTTCAGATCCTGAGGATTTAGATAGAAACCAACTTACAGGTAAGATTTATATCAAACCTACAAGAGCTCTTGAGTTCATTGACATTACATTCTACATCACTCCAACAGGAGCATCGTTTGAGAATATTTAATGTAAAAAATAATCAAAAGAATAAGGGGGACCAAAAGTTCCCCTTTTTTTATTTATGTTGATATTTATTAATATGAATTATAAAAAAGTTGTAAGAGAAATTATATCTGAAATAATACAAGATCAGATGAAACCTACAATGAAGTATTATGCTTTTGATTGGGACGACAATCTTATGTATATGCCAACTAAAATTTATTTGAAGGACGAGGATGGTAATAGTGTTGGTATGTCAACTGAAGATTTTGCGGAATATAGAACTGAAATAGGGAAAGAACCTTTTGATTATGAAGGACATACAATCGTTGGTTTTGATGACGACTCATTTAGAGATTTTAGAGTGACAGGGGATAAAAAATTCTTGGTTGACTCAATGAAAGCACCTATAGGACCTGCTTGGGACGATTTTGTTGAGGCGGTTAATAATGGGTCAATTTTTGCGATAATCACGGCAAGAGGTCATACACCTAGTGTGTTAAAAAATGCTGTTTATAATTTAATAAAACAAAATAAATACGGACTTAATAAAGATGAGTTGGTCAAAAATCTTAGAAAGTATAGAGAGATTTCCGATGAGGAGGATTTATCTGATGACGAACTAATTAAGACTTACTTAGAAATGTGTAAATGGCACCCTGTAAGTTTTGGGGAAGGTTCAGCTGCGAATCCTGAAGAATTAAAGGTTAGTGCAATGAGACAATTTATGGAATACGTAAAAACACTTTCACAAAGACTTCAAGAAAAGGCATTTATGAAAAACAAAATTAGTAATTATTTCATTCCATATATTGGCTTTTCAGATGATGACTTAAAGAATGTAGAAACAATGAAGAAATATTTTGATGATAAAAGCGGATTAGATATTTATCATACCGGAGGAGGAAAGAAAACTAAATTTTAACTAGTTCTAGTTCTAGTTAAGATATAATTTGAAAAATAATTGAAGTAAATAGAAAAATTTTTATTTCGCAGTATTTATAATAAAAAATAAAACAAAAATTAAAAAATAAGA